ATGGCAATGACCCGATGGGAAATCAACAAAAAGAGCGACGAGAAGCGCGGCGTGCGTCAGAAGGCGTTTCGACTGGACAAGGAAACCTATGAGCTGTTCGAGAAACTGACCGCAGAAAAAGGGCTGTCGCAAACGGAAATTCTACGACAGGCACTTAAAAAATACGCGGAGCAGTAGAAAAAGGCCGTCTGAATGTCAGACGGCCTGATTTATTGTGCCGGCGGCCCATCGCCGAACTTGGATGCGGGCGGATATTTGTCATGACCGGACAGAGCCAGCACCGAACCGCCGCCATATCCCGCGTTTACGGGGCTTTCCTGCGCCGTATAGGCCTGTTGCTGCGGCTCGCGGTAGGGGTTGAAGGGCAGGCCGTCGCGGACGTATTGCAAGCACAAATCGCGGCCTATCTCTTTAATCTTGGTTGCCTGGCTGCTGTAGCAGTTGCAGCTTTTGCCGGACTGAATGCAGGCGGTGGCGTATTCAAAGGTTTTGACCTGCCGCACGGCGTCATAAATGGGCTTGGATTCGGCCATATGCGGGATAGTGGGTTTAAACAGGTCTTCAGTGAGGGGATAACCGCCGCCCGCCGCGTTGCGCAAGGAATCGTCTACCTGCTGTTTCTGCCCCTGAACAACACCTGCCACGCCCCCGCCGCCTGCGGCGGCAGGGGACGGGGCAGGGGATTGGCCGGTTTTGCCGGAAGAGGACAAGGCGACAAACTTGTCATAGCTGCCCATGCCGAAATAAACGGCGGAACACAAGGCCAGCGGGATAATCCAGCGGACTTTGGATTTGGGCTGTTTGACTTTGGTGTGTATTTGCGCCGACTCGTAAAGCTTAAAGGCGTTTTTATCCAAACGGTAGACGGATGCCTGGGCATGGCGGGACTCGGTTTTAGGGCTGGTAGCGCAATAGTCCCAATAGTATTGCATGCGGAAACCCAAGCGGTTTTTATGGATATGGTAATGCGCGCCGACCAAATCGCAAACGGTTTTGTCGATGCGTGTCGGCATTTGGGTGATGATGTAGATGTCCAGCCCGTAATGCCGGTGGACGTGAAGGAACTCCAAAAGCTCGGGCACTTTGGAATTGCTGGAGCGTTTGGGAAAAAACCGCTGCGCCTCATCGATCACAAAGACAGAACCGTGATATTCGGGATCTTTTGCCCAAATATGCATGTCGGCAATACCGTGGCCGTCGGGAAACGGCTCGATGTTGCCCAGTTTCAAGCCGGTAATGCCGTCAACAAATATCTTTCGACCTTCAAATTCCTTGGTTTTGGCCAACTCCGAAACCATGCGGAGGGTTTTGCCCGAACCGGGCGACCCGGTGATGAGTGTGATCATTTTTTACCCCTTACGTCTCCGACAAACTGCCAAGATTTTTGACCGGCCTTGTAGCCGACCACGAGATTAAACGCGCCGATAACGATGTTCAGGGCTTCACCGCCGCCGGCAAGATTGAACAAATTGAGAAAATCCATCGGCATCTTGCCCAACTGGCCGTCCAACATCGACCACATATTGTCAAAAAGGGCATCCAGTCCCTCATTGGCCACCAGCGCAACGCCGAGTGCGACAAGGACTTTAAAAACTGCCTCAAGCCGAATACGAAATATGCGTCAATGATCATCGTGACCGCTGCCGATAGAAAAAATGAGGCCGTAGATACGGCGGAAGGAAAAGGCCAAGGCCAAAACGATCAGCAGCATTCCCGCGTGATAGGCGCCATCGGCCATCTGTTCGGAAGGGCTGCATTCTGGAAAATCCAGCTTAACGGGCTGTCCGCGGTAATACCATTTGCCGCCCACCATCTGCGGACGGGTCAACGTGCCGTCCGGCAGGTAGGCAGGAGGGAGGGCGGACAAGACGAGATCTTCGGCCTGTTGCTTGGATACGCACTGCCAGCCCACCCGGTACATCATTTAACCTCGACCGCCTATACGGGAAACAAATCTGAAGGCGAGGCCGAAGGCGGCGACCGAAATCACCACGGAAACGCCCGCCATACCGATGGCCAGAACGATGGAAACCAGTTTGGCAACTTCGGCGGCGAAAGATGTGCCGATATCTTCAAGACCGGCGGCAGAAGCGGAAACCGCAGCCACAGACAGGGCGGCGGGAAGGGCGGCCTTATAGGTGGTAAACAGGCCGTCTTCCCACATTTGTTTGACCTGATCGCAGGTGTATTCGCCGTTGAGGAAGTCATGAGCCAAATCGATGCGGGTAATCTTGCATTGCAATTCGTGCTCGGCCATGAACTCGTAAAGGCGGGTTTCCCAACCGTCTGCCGCAGCACGCAAGCCCGTTGCGGTGAAGCTGAAACAGACGGTTTCTGCTGTTTGGGCGCCTTCGGCCATAAAAAAGCCGTATTTGGCTTCTTCCGTGCCCATGAGGAAGGAACGTTTGTAGCCGTGGCGGCCGTTCTTCTCGAGTCCGATTTCAAAGCCCATAACGGAAAGCAGCCATTCGGAGGCGTTGACCAGTATCTCGTCAGATGCCCCGAGGTTGTCCGAGCCGATGAAAACGCTTTCCTTAAAAACAACGGTCAAGTAGTCGATAAATGCGCCGCGTCCGTTTCTGCCGCGTTTGAGCGGAATGGTTTTTGTCTTGCGGCCGACTTTAATAACGTGTTCATAAGATTCGCTGACAGGAGCAAAAGCCTTTTCATTTCCATCCCAGCCCTCTGCTTTGTCAGTTCCCCCCGTGTTACTAACGGGGGGTACATAGGCCGCCGTAGCGGCAGAGGGGCGGGAAGTCGAAGGGCGGGCGGTGGTGCGCATGGCGGGCTTTCTGAATTCTTGAACTCAAAAACTAATTTTTGCGAAAGCTACACCAATTAACACAAGAGCGCAAGAACTAAATAAAGATTTAACACGATAGTGTTATAGTTTATGAACTAGTGAGTATTTTAGGATACAGAAATGTCAGACCGCGTTACTCTGAACGTTAAATTAGATCGGAAGATCAGAATTGAACGGCTTGCAATGGAAGCAAGTCTAAAAGTAGGCAGAACCGTCAAATGGACAGAAATAATGGACATCCTAATGACTGAATTTGGGAAAGACGCACAAGCCGTCTTAATCCAAAGAGAGAAAGAAAAGGGCGTCTGAAAGACCGCCTAAAACCGCGGCAGCAGGCCGTCTGAAATGAAGTTAAAACAGTTTAAGAAAAGGGTGAGCATCTGCTCATGTAGCGGCTTTTTCCACGCACAAATAAAATAAGCCTTATGTTCACGCATAAGGATTTGTTTTATCATGAAAAACGCCGCGCAATGGCTTGATTTGTACAAAAAACGGGCAGGCTTCCGCTCGGACTACGCATTAGCCCGATACTGGGGCGTTTCGCAGAGCCACGTCAGCCAGTACCGGCGCGGCCGTCTGAAACTGCCGCTGGCCGCCGTGCTGGAGATAGCCGGAACGCTGGAGCGCGATCCGCTGGAAATCCTTGTATCGCTTGCGTATCCGAAAGCCCGGCCGCAGGACAGGCCGAAACTGGCCGCCGTGTACTGGAGCGTCTGCATCGACGGCGTAGCCGCCGAGATGTGCGAAAACAGCACGGGCGGCCGGTGGCATCCGATGCGGCGCTACCGTTAG